CACAAACCATTTGCAAGGGGATATTCCATGATTCTGTGAATCATATTCAATGCAGTGGTCTTTGATTTCTTTGAACCACGACTTCCTTTGCAAACTCTGTATCTTTTTCTTGTGTTCCAAAAGTCAGCATAATTTTTTCCAACTGTTTCTTGAAGTGATATTCTCATAACGAATCACCTATTCTTTCAGGTCATTCACAATGACAACAGGTTCAACTTCAAGGTTCACTGATTCCTTGAAAAGACCATATCTTCTTCCAAGCAATTCAGCAGCTTTCAGTCTTTCCTTTTCATCAGGTGATTTGTCCATTCTTCTTGCTTCTGAATAACCATCACCACAACCTTCAACAATAACAATTTCAGATTGCGATTCACCACGCAAAACAGATGTCAGATATTCCATGACTTCCTTTGCATCTGCAATCTTTTCATTGCTGATTTTTTCAAGCTGTTCATCTATATATTGTTTTATGTTAGCATTTGTTAGCAATCTTGAAGCACATGCCCTTGCAGCATCTTCTGATTTTACATGGGGATATGCTGCTTTGTATGCCCTGGTTGCATTCGCATCAATCAGGTATTCATCAGCAAATTTCCTTTGCTTGTCTGTCATGCAATTCTTCACCTGCCTTTTCGACATAATAAGAAAAACACCCTTGAAAGTGGATGGACTTCCTTTGGGTGTTTCTCACATTTTACATTATATACTATTTACTTTTGGCATAAAATAGCATTCTATGACAAAGTGTGTCAATGTTCAGGAATTATGATGTTTTCAAGTGCTGCCTTGTGAATTCTGTGTGCAGTTCGCATTGATACCTGCATATAAGAACACACATCATCCCATGACAAGAAATTCAAATATCTGTATTTCAACAGCAACTTTTCATCATTGTCCTGCACTGCATTGATTGTTTCCCTAATTTCTAACTTCAAGGACAACATTCTTTCAGTGTCAGCATTGATTGCATTTTCAAGTTCAACGATTTTCATAACAATATTGGTGAATCCTGCATCACCTGATGGACTGGTCTGCACTCTGTCCTTTGAATAGTCTATTCCTGGAACACTACTTGCAAGCACACGAAGGTCATCAAGTTCCTGCTTGTTTGATTCAATCAATTCATTCAGTCTGTATGCTTGTTTCAAATACTGTTTTGCATTCATTTCATTCACCTTCTTTCCTGGTTCAAGAAGTCAACATCTTGAATTCAACATGTGGAATTCAAAAAATCCTTTATTTTCAAGACTTTCTGACCTTTTCATCCTGGAAAAAGTCAAGATGTGATGTCTTTTTCTTTTTATAGATATTTTTTAGGAAATAATCAAATTTTAATGATTTCATTCTTTTATGTTCCTTAACTTAAAAACATCTTGAACATCTTGACTTTTCCAGTAAAATCAAAGCTTTCATCTTGAATTCAATCTTGACTTTTATCTTGAATTTTCACTATACATCTTTAACTTTTGAAGAATACATGTCAGCAGTATGTGTGAACAACACTGACTGATATTTTCTGATTGCTCTGTCATAAGCATCCCATTCATCAGTGACATATGCACCCATGTGAAATCTGATGCAAAGCATTTCTTCTTCTGTCAGGGTCATCACCTGTGAAAGCATCATCACCGACTTGTCACCATGCCCCTTGAATAAAGGTTCAGGATTGTATGTCCATTCAGGATTCTTTGAAATAGGACTACCACTTCCCATGACCACAATTCCTGATGCATTCTTGTCAATGTAGTCATCAAGTTTGCAGACATCATGCAACATTCCCACAATATAAGGTGATTCAGGTCTTGTCCAAGGAATGTCAAACTTTTCTGTCATTTCCACCAACACCTGTGCTGTCATGAAGCTGTGTTCAAACAATCCACCAGTGTGATTTCCATGATGCTTGATTGCAGCAGGTTTGACAAAGAACCCTTGACCAATCAACCAGTCCATCATTTCTGCTGACACAATTGGTTTTCCATTGACTTTCATGAAATCAAGGAACTGATTCATATATTTGTTATCATTCATCTTCCTGTTCACCTTCTTCCTTGAAATAGATGCAGGATTCAGTTGTCAACAGAACTGGTGGAACAACATTCCCCTGGATATAAAGATAAATCTTTCCAGTTTCCTGCACCTGTTTGATTTCATCAGATGACAGTTCCCAACAACTTTCAACACCTGTTTCCAGGTTTGCATCATTTGTGTATCTTGTCACTGGAAGGTCTTGACAACCTTCCAGTGTATAAACAGCATTGCATGTTTCTGTTTGTACTGGTTTCATATTACTTCACCTTTTTAACCTTTCCACACTTCCTGCAACTGCATTGGACTTCAAAGACATTCTTTGTTGCAGTCCATCTGAACTGATGCTTGCAAAATAATTTCTTCATCATTTGAATTCCTTTCCTGATTTCTTGTGTCTGAAATGAATTCTGTTTGTTATTTCAAAACCTGCCAGGTTTGCAATATCTCTAATGATATGTAGCAGGGAATGAACTTCCTTTTCCATTTCAGTTTCTTCTTTGATGATTTCCTTTGTTCCATAATATGCAGTAGGGTCAGCACACCCACTTGCATTGTAGAATGGATTGTTATTCTTTCCCATCTTCCTTCACCACCTTTTCTTCATAGGTGATGTCATCAAATACAACAGGAATCATTGCTTTCAAATCATCAAGCAAAGGTCTTGTGATTTCAAGCATCTGTGGATGTGCTGCACCTGTGCTGTTTGCTGCACGAAGTTTGAAAAATGCTCTCCATTCACGAAGGTTTGCAGTCATCACCAGTTCTGTCTTCAAGCTGTTTGGAAGAACACTTCTTGCTTCCTGTGGTGTGTGACCTGCTTCCAACATTGCAAAGTAAGTCTTTTCAACCTGCTTCATTTCATCCTTCCAAAGTTTGAATCCTTCACTGCCATATTCCAGGAAGTCAGGGATGATGAAGGTCAATTCATGACCAAACTTGTCCTGACTATAATTGCAATATCTTGTGGATTCCTGTGCATAGGATGCAAGTCTGTGTCTGACAATTTCATGACTGATGCCCCTATCAGTGACAAACTTCACTGTGATGGACACATGTTCAAGCATTGCTTCATGACCCCTTTTGATAAGACCTGCAACAAACTTTGCAGCAGAATCTTCTGTGATTTTATCTTCTGACTTGTAGCATGTTCTTCCAACCAGTTCCAGTTTCTGCAAAACCTTCTGTCCTTCAAAATCCTTGAAAATCTGTGTGTATGCTTTAATTGCCTGCATTAGATGTCACCTTCCTTTCTGTTGTTAGCAAGTGCCACATCAAATCCTTGTGGGTATCTTGCTTTCAATTTGTCCACATTCATCTGCAAAATTTCATCCAGTTCCCATCCAAAAGAATGACACATCATTGCAACATACCACATGATGTCACCAAGTTCTTTCTTTGCATGAACAACATCCAGTTCTTTTTCATGGAAGACCCATTTCTTCAACATGTCATTGAATTCACCAACTTCACCTGAAAGACCAAAAGCTGCATTGAAAATTCCACCAAGGTCATATTTTTCAGCAGGTCTTCCTGCTTTTGCATCCTTAAAGAATTCAATCATTTCAATTTTGTCATTCAATCTGTCTGTTGCTTTTCCGTCATTAGTTCGCATTGCTAATTTCTGATATTCATTTCCATTCATCACATTGATTTCCTTTCTGCTATTTCTGCCATCTTTGCTGCATTCAATCTTGTATCACCATGAACCCTGCTATATGACAGATAACCATTCATTCTGTCAATCTTTGTCAGGTTCTTTGAACCACAAACAGGACATTCATCCATTTCAAGTTCCTGGTGTCCACAATCATCACAATATGCAAGGGAAAGGTTCACACCTTCATAAAATCCAAGCTGCATTGCCCTTCTGACAAGTGTTCTGATTGCATCCACATTGTAGTCAATTGGGTATCTGACATATTGAATCTTTCCACCATTGCACAAGTTCCAAAATCTTCCTTCCAGGTCTTGTTTCTGAATCGGTGTGATGTCTTCTGTCACATGACAGTGAAAACTGTTGCTGACATATGGTCTGTCAGATACATTTTCAATGACACCAAACATCTTTCTGAACTGTTCAATCTGCAATCCACAAAGTGATTCAGCAGGTGTTCCATATATCGCATACAACCAACCATCTTCTTCCTTGAACTGATTCACCTTGTCATTGATGTGCTGCATCACTTCCAGTGCAAACTGTCCATCTTCAACCAGTGACTTTCCATTCCAAAGTTCCTGCAATTCATTCAATGCAGTGATTCCAAAGGAAGCTGTCATTGGTTTCAGAAGTGGTTTGACCTTGTCAGAAGGTTTCAGGTGTCCACCATAGAAACCACCTTCACAAAACTGAATTGGATTTGTGGATGCTCTCATTTCACCAATGTAGTCATATGTTCTTTTGTGGATTCCACGAATCATTTCAAGATAATAGTCAAGAACTTCATAGAAGTCTTTGTTTTCCTTTCTTGATTTTGCAAGAATCATTGGAAGATGAAGACTGACTGCACCAATGTTGAATCTACCAACAAAGACAGGTTTGTCATCTTCATCAGCAGGTTTCATTCCACCCCTTTCAAACCAAGGTGAAAGAAATGCCCTGCATCCCATTGGACTGATGACCCTTCCATATTTTTTATACATATCAGCAACATATCCTTCACCAGTAAGTGACAACCAATCAGGGTACATTGTTTTTGAACTGCACTGGATGCCTGCTTCAAATACATCTTCATTGATGCATCCTTCACCATGAAGGTTTTCATCATATAAGAAAACCAACTTTGGAAACAGAACAGGTTTCTTGTTTCCATCTTTGCCCTGACCCTTCTGATGAACTTCCAGGAATGTGATGCTTGCCATTTTTTCAAATGTTCCAGTTCCAAGACCAAAGGTCATTGTGATGAATGGATAGTCACCCCTTGAAGAACCAACAGTGTTCAGCTTCATTTCAATTCCCTGGAATCCCTGTTCAAAATCTCTTTTGACCTTCTTCATTGCATAATCATTTGCACCAAAATCTTTATACATCCCAACATAAGGTCTTGTGATTTCCATGAATTCTTCCACATACTTCTGAAATGACTTCTTTGCATAAGGTGCAAGAATCTTGTCAATTTCAGGAACAGTGAAACCACCATACTGCTGTGAAGCTGTTGACAGAATGATGTCACCAATCACATCAAATGCAACATCCAGTGTCTTTGGTTCGTTATACCAAATATTTCCCATTTCAAAACCACCTGCCATGACTGCACCCACATCACACAAGCAGCAGTTCATTGTGTCCAGTCTTGCTGACTGGTCATGAATGTAGATATATCCTTCCTTGCAGGCTTGCAGTTCATCATTGGTCATGAAGAATTTTCTGTATAGTCTTTTGTTCAGTTCATTGAAAATCAGACATCTTTTGGTTGCAACCAGTGTTGAATCAGTGTTGCTGTTTTCCTTGTCACCAATGAATCTGATGGACTGTGACTTCATATAAACTTCATCCATCAGGTGAACAAAGTCTTTTTTATAGTTGCGATAATCTTTATATGATTTTGCAATCTTTGGATTGAACTGTTCCAGGACATCTTCAACAATGTTGTGCATTTCAGCAACCACAATTTCTGCTGCATCCTTTGGAATTCTATCCATGACCATCTGACAAATCAGGTCAAAATCTGATTCTTTCAGGTCAATCATCACCCTTTTGGATGATTTTTTGACTGCATTTATAATTTTTTCAGCTTTGAATGGTTCTTTTGTTCTGTCTTTTTTAATTATCAGCATGAAAAACCACCTTTCCTTTCTTTATAGATTTTTGAACATCAATAACCCTTTGGTTTGTGCTGCCTGCCCATTTATATTTTTTGTCAGCAAGGGATGGAACAAATCTTCCATCAACCAGGACATCAATGTCTTTGATGACTTCTTTCAATTTACTGTCATCCATGATTTCTTCCCAAGAATAACCAGTGTATAACCAAATGGTTTTGTGTGGGAAGCAGCTTTTGATTGACTGAATCATGTTTGCAACTGGAATTCTGTTCTGTGGATGAAGTGGGTCACCACCACTGAAAGTGATTCCTGCAACATATTCTTTGGAAAGTTCAGCAGCAATTTCTTCCCATTCAGCAGCACCAACTTCTTTTCCATCATCAGGATTGTGTGTCAAAGGATTCTGACATCCCCTGCAATTGTGGGTGCATCCTGACACCCAAAGCACAACCCTGATTCCATCACCATTCAGCATGTCATCATGTGTGATGTTATGATATTTCATGGTAATTTCACCACCTTTCCACCAAGTTCAATGTATTTCTTCATGTACCAATCAGACTTCTTCAAGTCCTTCAATGCTGATTCAGCATCCTTCTGTCCTGCTCTATATCTGTATTTCCATACATTGCACAAACAGAAGTGCTGCACATAGGTCTTTCCAAATACCTGAATCAGTTCATCAATACATTCCATTGCATCTTCTCTGTTGTAGTGGTTTGGATGATTTACTTGTTCACTCATTAGTTCACCACCTTTGCAAATAATCTATATTTTTTCTTGTTGATTGTTTTATCCACAATTTTGAAGTTGAAGGTCTTGACCATCTGTCTTGAAAATTCAATCTTGGACAATGGTTGCAGACTTTCTGCAAGACAGAATTCCTTGTATCTTTCATAAACCCTGGATGTTGGTTCATTTTCCAATTCAAAGTCTTCATCTTCACAATCCTTCATGAACATCAACAGTGGATTGTTTCTTTCTTCATATTCTTCAAGTTCCTGCTGAACCTTTTCAGATGTTGTATAGTTCTTTGATGCAAGAACCCTTTTCAATCCCTGGATTCCAAGCTGAATCAAATATTCCATCGATTCCTGACCTTTCAGGTCATCTTCAATCCCTGGTCTGAAATTTGGGTCATCTGATTTG